GTGTGGGTTAGGAACGAAGCCATCTCCGCCTTCCTGACCCTTTGAGCTCACTCTGAGGTATCCAAACGCCTTTTCGTTCATAGAGCAACTGTACTCTTAACCTCGCCAAAAGTAAACGCATCCCGCAAAGCCTGGACCTGCTGGCCTTGGGTTTTTGCGGCAACAAAGCCAACAGGCATCGTCAGTAGACCAGAACCATAAAAAGTCAATGCAGGGGCGTCAGGGTTAAAGTGGGTTTTCATATCAATCAACCTTATAGAACTAGTATAGCGCGAAGTCGCAAAAAAGGCTAGAACTTTGTTCGCTTTAAAATCAACAACTTTTAGCTAAGTCTTTGATTCTAAAGAAAATCTTTTTTTCTCGTGCGCGTTACAGTTCCAATTCTTGGTCGTAGGCGGCAAGTTCGGCGAGGACGGCCCGTCGTGCGGCTTCCGCGCGACGTTTATAGGCCAAACTTAAGCTTGCCGACGATTTCGAATCAATAAACGAAATTATCGTTTCGTTTTTCTGACGCATGATCCATTCTTGAGCCGAGACAGCCTTCCAACGACGAGCGTAGAAAAACGATTTCCAAGGAGTGTTTGCGTACAACGACTCAATAGAAAGAGCGAACTCTTTACGATCTTCCGTGAATGGAAGAGCCGTAAAAGAAGACTCCAACTCTGCTGCGAACGATTTTATACTCGATTCAATTTCTGTCAATCGAGAATGTAGATAGGGTAAATACGTTAAAACTTCAGTTAACTCGCCAGCGCGAATTATGTCAATTAAACTGTGGTCTAGGTTCGCGCGAGTCACAAGTGCATGAACGGCAACGTACTGGGGCGATTTAACTTTGATACGATTGAAATTGTTGTCGACCAATACGTATCCCTCAGAAGAATCAGGGGAGAGCGTTTTCGCTGCGTGTAAAATTTCTTCAATGTTGTTTAACGAATAGCGACGAACCAACGCGAGGTTAGCTACCGTATCAATCGACAATTCCTGTAACGTCACGTTGTTTCGAACGCCAATCAAAGTAAGCGAACCATTGTTGCCGCTCTGGTTCGTGACGATCTGATTAAACTGAGAAGTCAATTCAAACATGTAGGTAAATTTTGGATTACACGATTTAAAAAAGTAGCCGTTGTCTCCAAAGACCTTCCAGAATAAAGCTCTGAACGTGAACTCATTTACTCCGACGTTTCCTCCAGCATCAGGAGAACCTTTTGTTGCCACCCACCAGTTGCCGTCATAATGGTACATTATCATCAAAGACCCATCGAGTTTTTCCGCCACCTGAAAGTCATTCCAGTTAAACTGCTTCTCTCCTTCTGGGTATTCAGTGTAGTTAAAAAATCGGTTAAAGGGATACGCAACAACAGCCCAATCATTTGCGGAGTCAAGAATGACGCCGCGAGACTCAACAACAACAGGGTGAAACCGATTGTTGTAACAATTGATTTGGTTGTAGGTGAACTGAACAAGATTTGTAAATTCTGGGTGAACCGTTGTATCAATTCCAAGTTGTCGAACTGCTTCGATGCCTTTATCGCGAAGTAAAGCTTGAAGTTTAAGCGTTGGTGATAACATTTCGCTTCCTTTAATTAAAACTCGAAATCTAGAATGCCACAGTTAAACACAGGAAGTTTAAGCACGTTCCAGCACTCTCTAATCACCTGAGGGCGATCTTCAAATACAGCAATAACGTTGTACTTCCCTTCGACGTTCTTTTTGTAGAGATTTGTTTTAACAAGAGAATCCCGACGAGTATCACCTACAGTTCGCATGTGTAGCTCGAAATTTGTCAGGTTGCATTTATCGTGCAACCACTGGAAAGTATCGTCGTAACAGGCAGTGCTACGGCCAGAAAACACAAAGAGTTTCGTGAAAGGATTTATTGCTAACATTCCTTTAACAGCCATAAGCACATGTCTACGAACTGAGTCCTGGCCAACTAAAGACTCATCAAATGGGCTACGATTTCCCGAGTCTGCCAGAGTTCCATCGATATCAACAATTAAACAATCGGTTAGGTGATTCGGCTCGTAACTCGGGAGGGTACAGTTCTTTGCCATGTATTTGTTATACACATCCGAAATGACTTTTTGCCCAACACGCTTATGTTCTGGACGATTTTTGTCTCGCTTAACACACTCCCAATAGGACACATAGGTAAAGTCAACAAACTCAACCTCGTAACCCAGATCATCCAATAACTCCAACAGCTTCTGCAACGTCTTTGGATTTAAATGAGTGTTGTCAACAATAATGTTAACTCCGTTTTTCGCGCAATTTATGATCTGGCAAGTGCGTTCTTTGTGAACCCAATCCTGGATCTCTGGCGACCAATCGCGATGTCCTACAGTAGAATAAATTCTATCGCGGATCGCGTCGTCGTTGATAATGACTGCTTCCTTTTCCACTTGGTTTTTTTCAGCCCAGGTGGACTTACCAGAAGCTGGTAGCCCCTTTAAAACATAAGCTTTCATACAACTATATTATAACGCGACTAAAAGAAAAATACAAGAACTTTATTTACTTTAGAATCAATGACTCAATCAACTAAATCCAGTAGCATCTGGTACAGTTAAAGGTTTAAATTTAACGAACCTACCAACGTTCCTCGTGTGAAGTGCACGCTCCACAATCTGTTTGCAGACATCTTCAAATAAGATCGGGGTGTAGTCGATTTTTTCTACACAAACATTTAAATAGCGAGTATCTTCTAAACTGTTTGTGTGGGTGTGTCCGTGAATGTTACAACCGAAGTGATATAGATTGGCTTCATGTACAGGAATGTGAGTCAGTAGAAAACCATTTATTAAATGAGAGCCACGAATATCGCGGAAGTATGGAGTGTAATCAGATAACTCGAAAATATCACGATTACCTCTGATAAGAACCTTATCGCCGTTTAATCGACTCAAAATCCGCAAAGAATTTCTAGAAATCGCCACATCCCCTAAGTGATACACCTTGTCGTTTGGCCGCACGGTTTCGTTCCAGCGATCGACCATGAACTCGTCCATTTCTTCACCAGAAGAAAATGGACGCGCAGGAGAACCGTCTTGTAATTTAAATTTCGTACAAAGATTCTCATGACCGAAATGTGTATCACTTATTAACCAAACTGATGGCACAAGTACTCCTCGAACAACAGACTTCTATAAAAGCTTACTGTATATTCATCATTACTATAACAAGAATCACGTAGCTTTTAGGTATAACATGTTAATCACTGCAACCTTTAATTATAAATTCTTTGAAATGATTGTATTTATTTAAACGAGTATTTTCGCTTTTAGGGATTATATCCACAAATTTAGCTGTCTGAGGACAAACCGCAAGGAAATTTTCGACTTGTTCTTTTGTCATAACATTTTTCTCGTGAAACCAGTTTGGTTCGTCGTACGGTAAATTCGCCATTGTTAACTAAACCTCTGTTGGTTAAACAAATTTGTGTAGACCTTGACTATTAACAGTTTTTGTTTTAGTAATCTCAACAGCGTATCCTTCAGAATTCTTGAAAATTAGTTGACCTCCTCTAAATGAACCTGTTATTAAATCTTTATTAGAAAATGACACCATGTATTCAGAATTACCTGACGGTAAAGAAAAATCATATTTCTCAATTTGAATTGGATCCATGTAATATTTATAATAATCAGTTCCAGTATCTATAAAATTTCCATCTTTGTAAAATTTGAGATTATACTCTGCTAAGTTGTCACAGTTCTGTGGTTTGACGTTTAGAATATCAATCAACTCAAGCGGAGACTCGTTATAACGATTAACTTCCTCTACAATACCCTGTAACATATCGAAATTAAATTCAGAATACATGCTTGTGGTAGCGATTAGTTCATCAAGATGACGTTTATACTTAAGTTTGTCAACACAATATTCTCGAATAAAATTTTCATCAAGTCCATTATATTTTTTCATGTAGAAGATTCTACTGGGGCGATTCAGCATTTGTGGACTGATTCTACTAGAGTCGTTAGATGTCATCAGGATGAGTTTCTTGGAGGAGAACAATCCATCCAAAAGAGTCAGTAAGGTATTCTGTGACCTGTCGTTACTTGACAACCTGAAAACTTTTTCAAATTCGTCGAAAAATAAAACACAGGGTTGTTGAATACTTTGAAGGAACATAACGAACTCAGTGTCATCATACTCATCATTAATAAGGATAACAGGACAACCAGCCGCCATTGCATTTACACAAACTTTCTTTGCCAGAATGGTTTTTCCTGAACCCTTCTCCCCTGTCAACAATACACCAGTCGGCTGAAGACGTTGATTAAATGTGTTCAGAATGCGGTCAGCAAACTTATTGACATCGCCATATAACTTCTCTGGAATATTAAAGGATTCAATTTCTTCTAGAAAGAATCTCGCAACCTGAGCATCATATTTTAAAACGAAAACTTTGGGAGGAAGTTTTTCCTCGATGACATAGTTCGCTCTGTTCTGAAGAAAATATCTGCTACCACTTTTTTGATAAAAGGTTTCCATTATTTTTTTTCCTTACTTTTAAATTTCGTAGAAAAGAAAACAGTCTTACTTAACTATCTTTTCAATAAATGAGTTGATCATCGTCCGCTTCTGTTTTTTGTTATTGTTAACCCAAGAAAATGTATTTTTTAAATCTTCCATGTCGGTCACCTGGATCTTACCGATATCCTTCACCTTCTTGAAGGCGTCAGTCCCGATAATGTACATTTCATCAAACTCCATGACAGCCTTCTTTTCGACCCTGTAATTGCCGCTCATGTAAGGATCAATAAAGAAGTTCACAAACGATACACCCTTCAAACGCTTCTTCATCAGGTTCAAGAACGCAGCAGGAACCAGCAGAGAACAGTTGTTTTGGATAACAGTTCCCTTGTACTTCTCATCAAGATACGAAGACGAAACCCTTGACTTCGTTTTGGGGTCCACAAGAACGGAGTGAGTAATATTACTACCGTAACTATAGTAGTTGCTCATCGAGTACTTATCGCAAGAGTGAGTGTCGCCACCATCAGTCAAGAACACAACATTAACAATCTCCGCGCGAGTGTTACGACGGAAGCGATTCACAACAGCTTCCAAGGTATTGATAGCCATTACCAGCGGAGTGCCTCCGAGAGGAAACCAATCAATCCGCTTCCACTTCGGAGAGAGAAACAAATCAAACATGTCAACGAACTGCTTGTTCGTCATGTTGCTCGAGAAAAGTTCGATCAAAGCAAACTCATATTCGGTAGTACTTTCTGGCTTTTCTTTGAACTGAACGAACTCTTTGGCACCTTTCTTGATAGTTCTTTGATGCAAGTAACCAATCGCATGATGGTTATCAGTGAATCCGTATACAGAAGCAGGAATCCCACAATTACGGCAGAACGACAAAACTTCCATCAACTGAGTTAGCGTCTCACGGAAGTACTTATTCATCGAACCAGACATATCCAGGTAGAAAACGATCCCGTGATTCTTACCTTTCTGACGGACCTGAGTCGTGAGGAAAACGTTTTCATCAAATTTGTAATTAGGAAGTGCGTTCATATTGAGGCGGCCAGTCTTGAACTGAAGTGTGTTTTTGTACTCAGTCGCCTTCTTCTTCATATCGAACATCTTCGTGTAGTAAGCGATAGAAGCTGCGTGATCCTTGCTGAATTTCTTGTAGGAAGCAGCAATCGAACTCAAGTCCATTGGTTCTTCTTCGCCTTGAACTTCGGTGACTCTGTTGCAACCATAGTATTTATCAAACACGTGTGTCTTAAGGTACGTGCGGAGCTCTTCGTTGGTGATTAAGATGTTCTCAATAATCGGCTCAGGCAGTTCATAGTAAGTGTTCTTGACTTGAGCTTCTGTCTTCGATTCAAGAAACTTTTTCATCTTTTCTTCGACTTTGTTCGTGTACTTGCTCTCGAACGAACTTGCCTTGCCTTTTTCCTTTAAAGGTTCAGGTGAAGCTTCGCCGACTGGTTCTGATTTATTTGAATCAGTGGCGGACTCAGATTCTTCTTCTGATCCTTCGCCTTCAGAAGACTTGCCGTTGCTGCCAGTCTTTTGTTTTTTTTGTTGGTCTTCAGAACCACCAGAATCCTTTTGCTGACTCTTGCGTGTTTCCGACTCTTCTTGCATCTGGCCTTCAGGTGAAGACATCATCTGCTGGTCGCTGTTGAACTCTTCTTCACACAGACCGTAGATCTCGTTTGTCAACGCCACGACGTCTTCGAAGGTTTCGCAATTTTCAACTTTATTCACCAACTGCCAAAACTGATCGTCGGTTTCAAACGGAATCTTGCCTGGAATCTTGAAGTGGAAATTGATCTTGTCAATCAGCGTCATCTGGCTGGGATCAAAACCTTTTGTGAAAATACCACGTTCAAAGAGTTCCTCGTAACCAAAGTAGAAAACTTTGCGCATACCAGGATACTTTTTCTTTACTGCGCGTTCGATGCGTGGGTCTTCAATCACGTTCATGACGGTCTTGAAAACATTCTTGTTTCCGTTGAAGGATTCAATTGCGGAGACCCACGCATCAGAAGGAGTATAAAGAGCGTGACCGATTTCGTGGCCGATAAGCATCTCAGTTTCCATTTCACTGAGATCTTTCCAGGTCGGCAGGACTAGGGTGCGGTTTTCTGTATCGAAATAAGCAGTAGGAACGTTTTGCTGCTGTATGTCGATATCTTCGGTTGCCATTAACTTCGCTAGCAACTCAGTGCGTTCATCAAGCATACAACTATGATAATACGGCCATCGAAAAAAGTAAAGAACTATATTCCCTTTAGAATCAGTAGTTTACCTGCAACTCGTTCATTCTAAAGGGAATGTAGTTTTTTCGTTCACCTTATAATATGCATGCATGCGCGCGAGAGAAAAAAAGATCTCCTTTAGAATCAGTGACTTAGCTGCAAGTCGTTGATTCTAAAGGGAATATAGTTCTTTACTTTAATGGTTCGTCCGTGTTATGATATATGTATGAAGTTTGATAAAACGAAGTTTACGTATCACGGCGGATACCTGATGTACGGAACGCAGTTTGTGGCGCGATTCAAATATCGTGGCCCTGTGACAATGGCTCGCTTCAAGGCTGTATTGCTGAAGTATTACAGCACAGAAAACTACTTCGCTCGCTTGAGTGCTGGCGCGACTCCGCTGGGAATTTTGACAGAAGACGGCCACCTGAATTACACTAAAGGAAAATTGGTCCTCGACGGAAAGGTTTTGAACTAAAACCGCAAGCTGTTGAAAACAGGGCGAATATAGTTCTTTACTTTTCGCCTTCTCCGTTTTAGAATTGATATATTAAGGAAATTATGAACCCCAAACTGACTGAATTTATTGACGCGCTCCGCGCTGCCTTCCCTGACGCTGAAACTGTTTATCGTCCTGCAGTAGACCAAGTTTTCGAAGCAACTCGTAACGCAAAGGGACGCACCCTTTTTTGCACAACTCCTGAGTTCAAGTTGTCTCGTGGAATTTATCGTATTCCTAAGGTGGGAGAAGTCATTTCTCAGTCTGTAGCTGCTGCTCCTGTTCCTGTTCCCGTCGCCCAGGCTAGTTCCGCTAACGCAGAAATGGTTATGGCTCTTAAACAGCCGATCGAGTTCCCGAATCGTTCTCTGATTCCTTCTGTTGACAAGGACTTCGTTCCTTTTGGTGATTTCCGTCTAATCTTAAATTTCTTGAAGTCGGATATGTTTTACCCGATTTTTATTTCAGGCGAGTCAGGTAACGGTAAAACCAAGATGGTTTACGAGGCTTGCGCGAAGGCTAGACGCGAGTTAATTCGCGCTAACATTACCGAGACCACAGACGAAGACGATCTGATTGGCGGATTCCGTTTGGTTAACGGAGAAACAGTCTGGCAGGACGGTCCTGCGTTGGAAGCGATGAAGCGTGGCGCTGTATTGCTGCTTGACGAAGTCAACCTTGGTTCACCAAAGATCATGTGCCTTCAGCCGATCTTGGAAGGCAACCCGATTTTCGTCAAGAAAATCTCAAAGCTTGTTCAACCTGCTCCTGGCTTCACGGTAATCGCTACTGCCAACACAAAAGGCAAAGGCTCAGACGATGGTCGCTACATCGGTTCGAACATTTTGAGCGAAGCGTTCCTTGACCGTTTTGCTGTCACAATCGAACACGATTACCCAACAAAGGTTGCTGAGTTAAAGATCCTCGAGAACGTTCTCCAGCGCGAATCGATTCTTAACAAAGACACACAAGACTTCGCTGCTAAGCTTGTTGAATGGGCTGGTGTTGTTCGCGCTACCTTCAAGGAAGGCGCCATTGATGAAGTCATCACCACTCGTCGTTTGATTCACATCCTGAACTTCTATGCCTTCGGCAAGCAGAACAAGATGGCCGCGATTGAATATTGCACTTCCCGCTTCGACGAAGAAACCAAAGCCTCTATCCGTTCCCTTTATCAGAAGGTTGATGACACTATTGTTCTGAGTCAAGAACAGCAGGGTGATCAGTCGGTTGATGAAGACGAGCTTCTCCTTTCTAATCTTTAATAGATGTTGTTTCCATTCAGGCTGGGCTTCGGTCCAGCCTTTTTTTGTTGATAAATACGTTGAGAGGTTATCTATATGCCACGTTATGATTACTATTGTTCCAATGAAAAATGTGGGACAACCTTCGAACTGTTTCTTCCTATGTCAAGGGTAGACGAACCAACACAAAAGCCTTGTCCTTCTTGCAACTACAAAACAATTTTAAGAAAAACTGCTGCCCCGTTAATTGGCGATCCTGTTCGTATGGGCGTCACCAAGCCGCCAGCAGATTTCAGCAAATACGTTCTTGGCAAGATCAAACAAAAACACCCCAATCATTCTATGGGCAACACAAAAATAAATCACGCTAGAGATATCTAAAACATATGGCAAGCAAGACATCGAAACCAAGAAAATCAGTTGAACCTAAAATTGATTCGTCGTTTACTCTTAAGAATATTCAACCAATCAACGAATGTCAGAAAGACGTTATTGAGTCATTTCAACAAGGTCAGAATATGGTTTTAATGGGAACAGCAGGAACTGGAAAAACGTTCCTCTCGTTATTTCTTGCACTTAACGACATCATAAAAGGAAAGGGCGAACGTCCTAACAAGATTATGATTATCCGTTCAATTGTTGCTTCGCGCGACATCGGGTTTCTACCTGGAACGGTTAAAGAAAAAATGGCTGTTTACGAAGAACCATACAAAGGCGTATTCGCTGAACTGTTTGGCAGAGGCGACGCTTATGAAGTTCTTAAGAGCAAAGGATTTGTGGAGTTTTGCTCCACTTCCTATCTAAGAGGCACAACGATTAATAACACGTATGTGATTCTTGACGAATTCCAGAACTGCACTTTCGCTGAGCTCGATACGGTAATATCTCGACTCGGAATTGGGTCGCTTTTAATCTTTTGTGGTGACATTGAACAGACTGACCTTAACAAGAAGTGTAATGATGTAACAGGGTTACCTGACTTTGTTCGTATTATCGAGGAAATGGAATCCTTTGATATTATCGAGTTCGGAGTAGAAGACATTGTACGTAGCGGTTTGGTAAAGGAATACATCTTAGCTAAACGAAAGTTAGATCTAAATTTTAGAGACGAATAGGTGAAGAAATTTATTCATAAGGGATTAGAGATCCCTGTGCTAGAAACTTTTTATAAGGAAGGGCATAGATACTATGTCACGCCAACGGGCAACTCTTATCCTTCTGTTTCTACAGTCATGGGATCTCTTTCCAAAGATTCAATTGAACAATGGCGTAAGCGAGTCGGCGAAGAAGAAGCCGATAAGATCTCGAACTACGCCACTACCTTTGGAACGAACATCCATAAGATCATTGAAGATTATATAGACAATAAAGAAGGCTATATAAACTTCGCGAGACCTCAAGAGAAATGGGTCTTCAATGCAGCAGAACCAATTATAGACGAGTGTATTGACAACGTATTCTGTCAGGAAGCTTGCCTGTATTCTGATGTACTACAACTCGCTGGAAGAACAGATTGTATCGCCGAGTTCAATGGTATACCTTCTGTTATCGACTTCAAGACAGCACGCAAGATGAAGAAGGAAGAACACATTGAGTCATATTTCCTTCAGGCAACTTGCTACTCTTTGATGTTCGAAGAGATTACTTCTATCAGAGTCCCGCAAATTGTTATCCTTATGATGACATATGATGCGGAAGTTAAAGTTTTCATCAAGTCTAGAAAAGATTATTATAAGCGTTTGAAAGAGGTTCTAAATGAGTTTAGAGGAAATCAAAGAAGCGATTACAGCGGATCTTAAGATTGACAGGTTTAACCTTGTTGATGAGACATCCAGAACTCCTCAGTTGTTTTCTAAGTACCTTTCCATCTATACAGATGAGAAGCTGAAGTTAAGAATGTTGAAGCGGAAGTCGTTTCAAATGTACGCTGACCGCAGAGAGTTCTACATGGGTCAGAAACCAGATGATAAATATGTTGAGGAACCTTGGGACAAAAAGGTATTGCGCCAAGACGTTGACATTTACCTTGACGCAGACTCAAAACTCCAAGACCTAATGGATAAGATTTCTTATCAGGAAACAATTGTAGAGATGCTAGAACGCACTCTCAAGGAAATTTCTGGAAGAAACTACCAAATCAAGAACATGGTAGATATAATCAGGTTTGAATCAGGCGCATGACATCTCGGTAATTAGAGTTAACTCTGTATGGTCCAGGGTCGAGGCCGATCCTGGCATCATAAAAGAATTATCTGACTCCTTTACATTTGATGTCCCCTCGGCTAAATTTATGCCGTCGTTCAGGAAGAGATACTGGGACGGCAAGATTCGCCTTATTAAAGCAGGAACGAATAAAGTCTATTCTGGTTTGCTACACTCTATCGAGGAGTGGGCCAAGGAACGCGACTATACCTTCGGAACTGATTTAGAGTTTAATACCAAACCAATTCCACTTTCCTTCAACAAATGGTATTCTTCTGGGAATAGAATCGAACCCAGAGAGTACCAAGCCAAAGCAATCTACAATGCTCAGAAGTACAAGCGTGCGATCTTCCTTTCCCCTACTGCCTCAGGCAAATCCCTAATCATCTATACGATTGCTAGAAACCTTCTTTCCAAGGTCGAAGGCAAAATCCTTATTCTTGTTCCCACTACATCTCTTGTAGAGCAGTTGTACGCTGACTTCCAAGACTACGCAAACGGTGAATGGAATGTTGTTGCCAACTGCACGAGGATCTACTCTGGAATGGAGAGAGAAGACAAGCGTATTGTTATCTCGACTTGGCAATCCCTATACGATCAACCAGCAAAATACTTTGATCCATTTGATGCAGTGATCGGCGACGAGTGCCATCTGTACAAGTCAAAAGAGATCTCTGGACTCTTGGAAAAAATGTCAAACGCTGAATACAGATACGGTTTTACAGGAACTCTAGACGGCTCACAAACAAACAAGCTAATCCTTGAAGGCCTCTTTGGAAAAGTTGTTCAAGTAGCTTCTACTTCGCAGTTGGTAAAGGACAAACACTTGTCTCAGTTCAAGATTAACTGTATTTTGATTGATTATTCAAAAGAAGAAAAGGCTAAAAACAAAAACAACAACTACGAAGAAGAGATCCAGTATATTATCGGTGGTAAGCTTAGGAACATGTTTATCGCTGATCTAGCGAAGTCCACAAAAGGTAACACTCTGGTCCTTTTCTCTAGAGTAGAAACCCATGGCAAGATTATCTTTGATCTGATCAAGGAATCAACTGACCGCGATATCTACTTTATATACGGCGGAACAGAAACTTCTATCCGAGAAGACGTCAGAAAAAAAGTAGAAAACGCCGAGAACGCAATCATTGTTGCATCAACTCAGGTCTTTTCAACGGGCATAAATATAAAGTCGTTAGCCAATATTATATTTGCGTACCCTTCAAAATCGAGAGTACGCACTCTACAGTCAATAGGAAGAGTTCTAAGATTATCGGATAAAAAGGAAATGTCTATTGTTTATGACATCTCAGATGATCTTACCTGGAAGAATAAAAAGAATTACACTCTAAATCATTTCCTTGAGCGTTTAAAAATCTACACGTCGGAGGAATTTAACTACTCTATTAAGAAAGTAAATCTAAAAAACATCTATGTCGAAAATCAACTCAAACTTTGAAAAACGCATTCCAACTTCTGTTGATGAAGCTATGGAAGAATTAGATCGAAGGATCAGACTTGCTTCATTAGGAGAGTTATCAACCAGACTTAATATAAGAGTTATCGTTAAGGGAGTTCTTGAAGACTTAGTTACTGGATTGGCTAATAAGTAACTAAATATATTATTTTCGTAGAACATACTTATTGTAACTTTTTTTTATTCCTAAGTAAAGCGATTAGATAAAAAAAACCTCTTTACTTTTACATCCAATCAAGGTATACTAAATGAGTAGAATAAAAAAGAAAGACCTTTATATGATGATTGGAATAACCCCTGAGCAGTTGGTGCAAGATATCTCAGATATCGTTTATCGGAATAAGATGAATTATATCGATGCCACGGTATTCTATTGTGAGAAGAACAACCTTGACGTCGAGTCAGTAGGAAAGATCGTTCCTTCCTCTCTTAAGTCTAAGATTGAAGAATCCGCTCGTGTCAATAGAATGTTAAAAAGAAAATACAACGACATCTCTACTCTTCCTATTTAAGTATGAACCTTTCTGAGAGATCATTTAATTATTACCGATATTTCATTGCCATCAAACTTCATTTTAAAAACAAGAACTACGATTTCTTTAAGTCTGCTGGAAAGACAACCACTTCTGTATCAGCATTTCAAGGAAGAAACGACAGGTACTTTTTCGAGAAAATGGCAAAGGTTTTTAACACTGACAAGTTCTTAGACAAGTGCTTAACTGAAGTAAAAAAGAACAGAAACTTCTCTAGTCGAGATTTGTTTAGTCCTGATAACGAATCTCGATACCTGAAAAGAAAGGGCTACTTAGAATCTTTTCGAAGTTCGTTTGATAGAGAAATTTCTGATGTTGTAAATCATTGTCTTAAAAACAAAATCTCAATAAAGGAACTAGTAGAAGGAACTGATGAACAGAGACCGCATATCTATCTTTTATTACACAGAAATGTAATCTCAGAAGAAACATATCTATGTTTTGATCGTGTGTTTGATGTGTCTGTACATTTGGCGAAATTTTCAATGGATCCGCTATTAAGCGACACAGAATTCTTTCTAAAGAAATACTATCCGTTTGTGGCAAAGTATTTTCCAAGAGATTCTGAGCTTAAAACTATTTTATCCAAAACGCTTGACATTTTGAGCTGAATATATTATAATAAGTAAAGAGGTGATTAATGGCTGATCGTAATCATGACGAAGATGATGACCTAGATGAATTTAAAGACGACGATGAGCTATTGGGAGATGATCCATCAGAGGATGGCTTAACTACTATAAGCCTGAGTCCTGAAGACATCGACAATATCTTTGAGTCTGTATATCGTGGCGTAGAATTATTGCACTCGGTAATGGCGAACTTATATAAGAACCATCAGCAAAGGGTGGTTGATTATGATGTTTTGAAAACAACGCTTGATACCAAGAACGATGAGTTAAAGAAGTACAAAGACAAACTACTAGAAATTTACTCGCAACAGGCACCTAAGCCGACAAAGAGAAAAGGAAATAAAACAAATGAACTTTAAAGATCTAAAGAACAAAAGCAATTCAAGTATCAACAACTTGATTAACGAACTAGAAAAGACGAAGTCTTCTAGCTCTAAGTATATCGACGAACGTTATTGGTCTGTTCCGATAGACGAAAAGACTGGTAACGGTACAGCCCTGATTCGTTTCCTCCCTGTATCAAA